AATCCAAAATTTACCTTTTTCTTGAGCTTCTTGCTTAGTACCTACTACCATTCTGTCTCTTAACAAAAAGTTTAATTCTTCTTGTTGGTCTTTAGCTAATCTAGCTCTAAAACCTACTCTATCTAATACATTAAAAGATTTAGCTAAACCGTATAAGTATTTACCTGTTCTTTCACCTACAGCAAGACCATAAGACTTTTTCTTTACTCCTTCTTTGCCTTGACCAGTCATTGTGACATCATAATCATATCTAAACTTTTCAAGTAAAGCTTGTAGTTGTGGTGAGTTATCTGCGTAACTTAAAAAAGCTGTAGTAGGTTTACCAATAGTATTAGCTAAAAATTTATGTAAAAATACTGTGCCTTTACTTTGTGCTTTTTTACCTTCTGCTTTTAATTTTTCTAAAGGTTCTGATACAACTTCATCAACTTGAGAGTCTTCTAAAACTTCTTGTCTTGTTTTAGAACGAGCAACATCTTCTATAACTTCTTCATTACTAAATTTAAATTCTAGTTGTTGATATCTTTCTGGCATATCTGTAACAGGAACTTTATCTACATCTTGGTCTACTTTCTTAGCTGTTTCTTCTGCAGCTTCTTTTGCACCTTTACCATAAGTAGCATATCTAATACCACCACCTAATCCCGCAGTAAATCCTGCACCTAAAAGTGTAGATAATTGTAATTGAGTTAGGTCTATATCGTCTTGTAAACCTAAATCCATATCTATATCTTGAACAAAATAATTATGTAGTCCACCCCATGCAGCACCTTCAGCAGCTCCAAAGATTACACTATCTTTTACAGCTTTCTTTTTTAATTCAGCTTTTGTATATTGCTTCATTGCTTGTTGTGCAGTAGTTCCTAAAGCAGTTCTAGCTGTTAAAGAAGTACCACCACTAGGAATAGCAAATAAAGCAGTAAGAATATTAAAAGGGTCTGTTACAATATCTACACCGATATCTTTTATCATTCCAAACCTTTCTTTCCAATTACCTATTTCTGCATTATTAAATCTTTCTCTTAAATATGCGTAATCTTGTTTTTGTTCTTCTGTCCAATTACCTACTTGAAAGGAACGAGCAGCAGCAGCACTTAAACTATAATCAGAGTCTCTAAGATATTCAAAGATATTATCATTACTACCCACACCATCTAAAAATCTTGCAGCTCTTTCAGCAAACTCTGGGTCTTTTTTAAGTTCAGTTAATGACATTTTACCAGAAGGACTCTGATAAGGATTTACTTCACGTTCATTAGTAGGTTCAGTTACAAAAGTTTCGTAACCTTCAGGGCTTTCAGATGTGGGAGTATAGTAAAAAGATTCTTGTTCTTCTTGTTGTTCTTCTCTAGCTCTTTCTTCTTGTAAGCTTTGAATGTATAAGTCTAGTTGTCTACTCATTAAAATATTTTCTTAGTTTAAATTTAGTTTGTAACTCTGCTATTTTTGGAATGTTACCTTTACTATCTAATGTATGATGAAGAACAGCATAAATTTGATAAGCAGCATTTCTTTTTTCTTTAGGAGTTTTTGCATCTAAAAGATTTTGAATATACTTATCACTTCCAGATTTTTCTAAAATATCACCTATGAATAATAAAGTTTGGTCTGATTCACTTAAACTTCTAACATCTCCTGTTTTTCTAACTTCATCAAATCTATCTATTTTTTTACCCATCTTAGATTCTACTCTATTCATAGCTGTTTGTGAAGCATCTTTAGTAAATTGAAATCCTCCTCGAGCAGATGAATTAGGATTAGCAGCATTAAAATCTCCATCACTTTCTGCTTCTAATACAAACTCTGTTAATTCATTTAATGTATCTTGAGCTTCTTCAATATTGGTATATGTAAATCGAGAAGTACCATCTTTATTTTTTTCTTTTAAATGAATACGTTGTAAATTTAAAACTTCATCATTTATGTAGCTTGGTCTAGTCTTTTTTTTTTCGTCAGTTTCTTCTGATATACCTATTTGATTATATTCTTTTTTTAATTCTTCTATTTCTGTTTCTAATATATTTACTTTTTCAAGTTGTGATTCAAAACGTGTAGGAGATAAATTTTCTTGTAGTAAAGGTAATCTATCTTTTAAATTTTGAAGCTCTGTTTCTTTTCTTGAAATTTGATTTTTTAAATCTATACCACCTCTACCACTTTCTAATAATTCTAAATTTGACTTTTTAATTCTTTCAATTTTATTTTGCATTATCTTAATATCTCTAGGAGAGGCTTCTTCTTGTTTTGATTTACCTGTAAAATCTCTAGAAGATACAACATTATTTTTAATATCATCTTCTAAATTTTTAATATTTTGTAAATTCATTCTATATATTTCTTTTTGTTTAGGTGTTAAATATCTTTCTTGTATTTCTTGTTCTAAACTTATTTTCGTTTCTCCACCTTTCATTTCTTCTTCAGCTAACATTTCTATAAAGGCTTGAGAATCCATACCAAAATATTTATTAATTTCAGAATCTAATTCACCACCTAGTTTTATGTTTCTTTCATTTTCAGTTTTAGAAGTTTTTAAGATATCTTTTACTGTAGACTTTAACATTGCTTGTTTTCTTTCTTTAGAAGCTTCAATATAACTTTCAGGTAACCTTACACTGCCTCTTTCATCAACATTAATATCGTCACCCACTATAGTAGACATATTATATTTATTAAAAATTGAAGGTAAAGTGTTAAAAGAATCAAAAGTTTCTTGTTTATAAGGAATCCAACTTTCATCTCTAAATCCCATATCTATTACCATCATAGCAGCATACATAGTTCTATTTGCTTCATCATCTAGTATAGCTCTAAATTCATTAAAACTTTTACCATCTTCTTTTTTAAATTCACTATCATTATATACAGCTTTTAAAAATCTTCTGTCTTCTTTTAAACGTAAAGATATTGCAGTTGTATATAAAACTACATCTTCTTTTTCGTCCTTAGATATATCTTCCCAAAATTCTGTTAAATTATTTTTACCTATAAATGTATCAGTCATTAATTCACTAGGATATCTTCCTTCTTCAATTAAATTTACCATTCCCGGAATATATTTTTCACCTACATTTTTTCTATAATTTTCAAACCTTTTACCTGCAGCTCTTTCTTTCCATCTTGTATCAGATTTAGAAGCATCTGCTAACGCTTTACTAACTATGTTATTAGTCATTCCTTTTAAATTCATAGCTTGGTTTAAATCTCTTATAGTTGGTCCAGCTAATGCATCTTCTGTAACTTTTGAAAAAATATCAAATCCGCCTTTTGCTTTAAAGTCATCATTAAATAAACCAAGTACTCTTCTAAAACCACCCATTAAATTACCTTGAGCTTTATATTGAGCTAATACATTCTGATAATTTCTTTTTTGATACATAGTTAAATCACTTTCGTTTAAACCCATAGCTCTTTGAAATAATTCATTTTTATCTAAATTTATTTCAGGGTCATTTATTAATTCTCTTAAACCATCTTCATATGCTAAATAATTAGCTTTTTTAGATACAGGGTCTATTTCTAAATATTTTTTAGCAAATCCTTCTGTACCTAATTCAATAGCATTTTCCAAAACTGATGTATTTTCTACTGTATCATATTCATCACCTGTACTAGCTTTTATTTTTTGAATAATATAAGGTCTTACTGCTTGACTAAACCCTATATAATCTTCACTATCTTTAAAACCTTCATAGCCTCCTTTACCATCCCATTTATTACCAATAGTATTGAGAATAGTAGCATTCATATTTAGTTCTTTAACTTTATGGTCATTACCTATAGTCTCAAACTTATGAAAGTCTTCAAGTTCTTTCATACGTTTTTTGTATTGATTCTTCATAATACCTTGACCCATAAGTAACAAAGCTAATCCTTGTTGAACTTTTTCATTTTTCTTAGCTCTTTTAGCAGCAGCTTTTCGTTGTTCTTCTTGTCTTTGAAGTAAAGACGAGCCTAGCTCATCAATATTCATATTACTTATGTTTCCTAATATATCATCAGCCATCTTAAACTCCTGTTTTACCTAATAAACTTTCTTGATTTTGTAAGGCAGGTTTTTGTTTTTGTAAAATACTTTGTTTTATTTTTTCAGTATCTAAAGTATCTAATTGTTGTTTTATATCTCTACCTACAGAAGCAGGATTTATTTTATTAATAACAGCATCTTTAAATCCCTTACCTTCAGGAATTACATTTTTAACTTTGTCTTTAGATATGTTTAAATCTTTACGTGGATTGTCATCATCATCATCTTCTATTATAACATCTGCTTCGTCTCTTGTCAAGACTGGGTCAATACCAGCTTTTTCTGCAATAGCCATTAACATATACATAGTAGGCTCTAAAAGATTTAACATTAAATCAGGATTCCATTTACCTTTTTGAAAACCTGCTGTTAATAATAAATTAGCAATATCTGCAACTGGAGTCTTTTGAGACATTAAAGTTGCAACAGTTGTAAGGTTCTCTTCTTTTAAAAGGTCAAAGAATATTTTTTCTGTTGCTACTTTTACAGAAGTTATCTCAGGAGCTTTTTCCCAAGGATATGGATTATCAGGACTGTTTGTTAATGATTGACCGGGTGTTGGTCCTTCAAATAAAAACTGTTCTGCTTCTTTTGCTATTGCGTTTGGATTTTTCATATTAAGCTCTTTCTAATTGTGCTTGTAAAAATTGTTGATAATCAAAGCCATATCCACCTATATCTAATGGACTGACATAATCTGTAATTCCTCTATATGCTAAATATTGTCTAGCAGGGTCTTGAGATGGATTAAAATTACTATAATCAACAAACTGAGGCATATCCATTACTTGTGCATAGTTTTGTTGTGTTAATCCATATAATTGAGAGGAAGCTTCTTCTTTAAAATAATCAGATTGTCTATTTAAAGCTGCTTGATAATTTGCTTGTGCAATTTCTTCACCTTGAACTAATTGCTGTCCTGCTTTTGTTAAAGGTTGAATTTTTTTATAAGCATCATATTCTCTACTTGTTGTAATTTTTTGTTTTAAACCTAAATCTTCATCTCTTGCAGTTTCTAAAATACTAGGACTTTTTTTATCTTGTGTATTTACGTCAGCTACAATACTAGGTTTAGTCCCATAATCATCATCAAACAATGTATTATCATCTGTAAGTTCCGTATATCTTTTTGCATCTGGACTTGTAAGAGTTTTTGTAACTTTACCTTCTTTATCATAAAATGTAAAAGTACCATCTTTTTCTATGTAACTACTACCATCAAAGTCTCCAGTGTTTTTAGCTATAGCATCTTGTAATTTAGATTCAAATTGTTCTTGTTCTAAAGCTAATCCTGTTTCAGATTTTTCTATAAATCCACCAGTCAAATCACTTACAAAATTTCTAAAACTACTACCTATCTGACCTTTACCTCCAAAAGCACTACTAACAGTATTCATTCCATTTTCAATAGCACCTGTTACTGTATTAAATACTTTACCAACTGTGGTTGAAATTCCAGTTTTAATACCTTTAACAAATCCAGAAGCAGCATTATAAATACTAGTAGTTACATCTACTAAAAATTTACCAGCAGGACCCATTGCAGATATTGTATTTCCTAGCCAACCGGCTATACCTCCTAGTCCCGGAAGTATAAATGACAAAGCTATAGAACCTAAAGGACCTAACTTACCAAAAGCTTTAGCTATTTTACCTAAACCTTTTTTTAATTTACGACCTACTTTTCTAAAAGCTCTTGCTATTTGTTTACCTTTTTTTCTTAACCATCCCATATTAATCTAACCATCCTTGTATTAAAGTTGATATTGCTGATAAATTACTACTCCAGTTACTTTCTGTAGATGCTGCTGTATCATTACCTAAAGCTGCTGTGTATATTGAAGTCTTTCTAGTTTCATCATTATCCCATCTTCTAAAATTAAAATCAGCTTCGTCACGTAATTCTTGCCATAAAAAGTTTTGAGCTGAAGCAGTAAGTCCAAAAGCATTTTGTGCATTCTGTTGGTTAATTGCATTTTGTGCTGCTGTGTCTGCTGTATTAGCTTGTCTTCTCCAAGCAACATTTGATTGTGCTATAGCTGTTTCATTTTTAGTATTAAACTCTTCTCTTTGAAATGCTAATTGTGAATTAAATTTACTTACATCTGTTCTTAACTGTGCTTCTAATTTTCTAGCTTCTGCTTCATTTCCAACTCTTCTAGCTTCTGCTAAATTTAAAGCTTGTTTGTTAAATTGCTCCATAGAATTTAATTGACTTGCATTAAACTGTTTATTGTTTTGTGCTAAATTAGCCATAAACTGATTCATTTGATTTTCACTTGTTGCATTAAATTGTGCTGCAGCATTTTGAGCTGACTGGTCTGATAATAACCTTTGCTGCTCTTGTTGTGCTTTTAACATATTAGCTTGTTGTTCATTACTTAAATTAGCCATATCCATAGCTAAAAAGTTTTTTGCATTTTCTACTGCTAATCTTTCTCTTGTAGCTAAATTAGCAATGTCCATAGAAGCCATAGCTGTTGCATTTTGTATAATAGCTTGTTGTTCTGCATTCATATCTTGTAATGCTACAGTCTGCATAAACTTACTATTAGCTAATTCAACTTGTTGAGCTGTAGTAAATTTAGCCATATCTATATTAGCAATAGTATTAGCATTTCTAATAGCTGTTTGTTGGTCAACATTAAGTTGAGCTATTCCCATTTGTTGAGCTAACTGTGCTTGTAACTGATTAGTTTGCATAGTCTTGTTAAGATTTGCAAGTTCTATTTTTTCAGCATTACTTAAAGTTTCACTAGCTGCTTGGTTTCTTGAAGATAAATTAGCCAATCGCATTTGTTGTTCATTACTAAGATTTGCAAGTTCCATTTGCTGTTTAAATCCAGCATTCTTAGCAAGAAAGTCAGCAGCAATTTGCATCTCTGCCATTTTCTGTTGATTTTCTGCAGATTGGTCTGCACCAGCTCTAGCAGCTTCTATTTGAAGCTCTGTCATATTTAGCTGTTGTTCATTACCAAGATTCTGCATTGCCATCTGTTGTTCATTTTGAGAACGTACTAAAGCAGCTTGTTGTTGATTTTGTAAATTAGCTAATCTTGTTTGTTGTTGTTGTTCAGCAGTTGTCATTACAGCTTGTTGTGTAAATTGACTTTGCATAACTTTCATTTGTTGAGACATCTGAGCTGTTTGACTTTCAGCAGTTTGTCTATTAGCTAAATTTTGTAATCTTAATTGTTGTTGTTGAGTAGCTTGTTGTAAATTAGCTTGTTGTTCGTTACTTAAGTTTTGAGCTGCTCTAGCTTGAAGTGCTTGTGCATTGCTTTGTGCCATTGGTAAAGCACTTTGAATAATAGCATTAAATAAACTATCTCTACCTACTGTAGAAATACTCATACCTCTTCTAGCTAATCCAGCATTAACCGCATCAACAGCAGGTCTAGCCCACATTGGTATTTCACCGTCTTCTAAACCACCTAATAATGTTTCCATTTGTGAAGATACTAAAGCTTCTTGTGGTAATGCAGCTACTGCAGCTTGAACTTCTACAGGTTCATTATCTATTTGAGCTTCTACAGTTGCAGGATTTTCTACAATAGCAGCAGATATTTCAGGAGGTAAATCTGCAGTTTGTGCTATCATATCTGCAGCATTACTTTTAGCAGCTTTACCAGTTACTTGTCGTTGTTTAGAAGCTTCGTATCCGACTGCTTCATCAATAACAGCAGCAACTGCATCTGGAGCAGTTTCTCCCAATATTGTTTGACGTTCTGTTCTTTCTGCATCTGGAGTAGCAGCAACAGTTGTATCTTCTCCAGTAACTCTATCAGTTAAATAACCATCAGTAATTGCAAAATTTACATCTCTTGCTCTACCTGCTTTCTTTTTAACTTCATCAACAGTTGCAAATCTAACACCTGCTGTTATTTCTCCGGGAGCTACATCTTCTATTTCTCTAGCTTCTCTTTCTCTTGCAGCTTGAACATCAACATCTTTATCAGCTACAGTAGTTATTTCATCTTGAGTAATTTGTGCAGCATCAGCAACTTCTGTAGCTCCTGCTGTAGCAGCTTGTCCTTGAGATACTTGTTCTTTTGAAACTCTTCCAACTCTTGATGCTCCAGCTAAAGGAGTTCCTCGCATTTTAAAAGCTTCTGAAGTAGGGTCTAACTCAGTATTTGCTGCAGGTAATCCTGTTTCTGGGTCTATTAAAGTTTGTGCATCTGGAATTTGTGGTAAATTAATTCCTGTAAAATCACCAGCAGCCATACGTTCTGCTTGTTGTCCAGTAGCTTGAACACGTGCTGTTCTGTTAGGGTCTACTGCACCTTTTTCTGCAACATAGGGTGTTTCATCTTCATCTTCTTCATTTGTTTCATCTTCATCTTCATCTTCATCTTCATCTTCATCATCGTCACGGTCATCTCTATCGTCTATTCTTCTAGCTCTGCGTTCCCTTTCATCCCAAAACCATCCATCAGCTCTTGCTTCAGCAAGTGTTCTGTACCCAAGTTTTTTCCACCATGCACCGCCTTTTGCTGTTTGAACTTGTTGGTCTTCTACAACTGTTACATCTTGTTTAAGTTCAGGTTGTGGTGTAGGTTGTGGTATTTCTGACCCCATTCCCGGCATAACAGTTTTTACAGGAGACTCTGCTGGAGCAGGTCTTGGTTTTGCTCTAGGAGGTTTAACAGGTTCAGGTTGAACTCTATCAAGTCTATTAGAATCTATTGGAGGTCTTTTAAATTCTCTTTCTTGAATTGGTAACTCATCATCAGGAAGCTCTACAGGTCTTCCTACTCTTTGACCTTGTTGATAACCTACTCTACCACCTTTAGACATATCTACTCTACCACCTGTAACATAAGTAGGTCTATACTTTTTATTTCTTTTTTTCTTTTGTTTATCTTTTGCCATAATAATCTCTTATGTATATTTTACTTGACTTCGAACAGTTTGTCAAGCTTTTCACCTAATTTATCTATCCTGTTTATAAGAACATCAAAGTCAGCTTTTAATTCTTGTTTAGTTACATATTCTCGTGCCATCTCTTCACGAGTCTTATTTAATAGTATATCAATTCTTTTAGCTTCTGACGTGTTCTGTCGAATACTGTAAAGTATTGGAGCCAACACCAAAGTTATAAAGATGTTCCAAAATAAATAAGGTGTTAGTTCCATACTTATTAATTAGCTGCGATGTATGCTTTACCAGTTGTAATAGCAGTTGTATAAGATGTTTTATCATCTGAACTACCAGCTACATCTGGAGTATCATCATCTTCATCAACAGGTGCATACGCTAAAACGATTTCCAAATGGTCTACGTTTCTTTGTACGAGTTCGTTGATTTCTGATTGCTCCATACCTTCAACATTCCAAGTTCCAGCGTTCACTTCGTTAATTAAGTTTACGCTATCTGTTGCTGCTGTTAAGACTTCGCTTACTGTTTGTGCCATGTTATTCTCCTTTTAAAGTTTGTATTTCGGCTTTTAATTCATCTACTTGTGATGAAAGTTCTTGTACTGCTTTAACCATAACCGACATTAAAGCATTAGGTGCAACCCTTTGCCTCCCGTCTGCTTCATCTTCTGACCACATATCAAAACCGTCTTTTAAATTATGATTATTAATTACTTCTTTAACTTCTTGTGCTATAAAACCATGATTGTATTTACCATTCATAGTTCTTTCTTCGGAGCCTTCTTTATAAGCGTTCATATCTGAAGGTATATCTTTTTCTTTTTTCCAACGGAAAGTTACTGGTCTTAAATCGTTTATAAAATCTAAACCTACTTTTTCGTCTTCTATATCTTCTTTTAATCTTATATCTGAAGGTGCTGTAATTGATGTAGCACCAAAAACTATGTTTGAATCTGTACTGTCTTTACCAAAAGTAAAACTATTATTAGCAGCACCAGTACAGGTGTCTCCCATAACAATTTGATTGTCTGCATTAGTTGCTGATGGTTTTAAAGACCTACCGATGAGAATACAGTCAGTTCCAGTTGTTAAAAGTGTTCCTGATGCACCTGCGTCTTGACCTATACAAATATTTTTTGCACCAGTTGTAATTGCACCACCAGCACCTTCACCTACACACGTATTTGAAAATCCTGTTGTAATTGCATGTCCTGCGGCTCTACCAAAACATTGGTTAGAAAAGCCTGTAGTCATGCTATCTCCTGCAAAATCACCAACAGCAGTATTATTACTCGCTGAAGTTAAAGCTGTTAAAGCAATTCTACCGACTGCTACATTTCCAGAACCTGAAGTAATTACACCTAATGCTCCTGAACCAATTCCAATATTATTAGAACCACTAAAGCTAGAACCATCCGCAGCTAAATCACCTATAATTACGTTATCAGCACCAGTAGCAAAACGACCGGCTTCATTACCTATTCCTATATTACGATTGCCTTGACAATCTCTTAGAGCTTCAGTACCTACAGCAACACAGTCTGTTACGTTATAATTTTGTAGTGCAACAACTCCAACCGCAGTATTGTAGTTTCCTGTAGTAATAGTCGAGGCTGCTAAATAACCGACAGCAGTATTTTGAGTACCCGTTGTATTAGCATCTAAGGCTTGTGAGCCAACTGCGGTGTTTCCCGCACCTGTCGTATTTTCTTCAAGTGCGTGATAACCTACTGCTGTATTATCATTTACTGTTTCATTTTTTTCTAATGCTTGGTAACCAACAGCAGTATTTCTTGTACCCGTGGTGTTTGTTGCTAAAGAATCCATACCAATCGCTGTATTGCTTGATGCGGTAGTATTAGCCTCTAAAGCTGAACGACCCAAAGCAACATTATCAGTACCTGTAGTATTTGATGCCATAGCATTATGACCAAGAGCTGTATTATCTGAAGCTGTGGTATTTCCTGCTAAAGTGTTGTAACCCATAGCTACATTTCTTGTTCCAGTTGTATTTACTCTCATAGAATAAAAACCAATTGAAGTGTTTTCTGCTGCTGTTGTATTAGCTCCTAGAGAATCATAACCAATGGCAGTGTTGTAGGTTCCAGTTGTATTAGCGTCTAGTGATGAACCACCGACTGCTGTATTGAACCCGCCTGTAGTGTTTGCTCCTAGTGCTGCTTCTCCAAAAGCAACATTATAATTACCAGTTGTATTTGCATCTAAAGAGTAAGCACCTAAAGCAGCATTTGAAGCTCCAGTAGTGTTTGATAATAAAGAATGAATACCAACTGCAGTATTATTATTAGCAGTTGTATTAGCCTCTAATGCAGCTCTACCAATGGCTACGTTATAACTTCCAGTTGTATTAACAGGTAAAGCTCCTTGACCTATAACTGTATTATGATTACCTGTTGTATTATCGTTAAGAGCTGATGAACCGATTGCTGTGTTTAAAGAACCTGTGGTATTTGCACCTAAAGCACCTTGTCCAACTGCTGTATTATCACTAGCAGTTGTATTAGCGTCTAAAGCTGCGTCACCGACTGCTACGTTTCTGTTACCCTCGGTATTGTTATGCATTGAATGATAACCTACTGCTGTATTTTCAGCTCCTGTCGTATTACTTGTAAGTGATTTAAAACCTATTGCTGAGTTTCTGTTTGCAGTTGTATTAGCATCTAGAGCATTTACACCAAAGGCTACGTTATAACTACCAGTAGTATTGGCAGCCATAGATGACTTACCAACTGCGGTGTTTTCAGCTCCTGTAGTATTTGCATTTAAAGTCAAATAACCTACACCTGTATTAGCAGAAGCAGTTGTATTAGCTTGTAGTGAAAAAGTACCAACAGAAGTGTTATTTGCACCTGTAGTATTTGCTGCTAAAGCTGTTCTTCCTACTGCTATATTTGCAGCTCCAGTTGTGTTTGCTGTTAAGGCTTGATAACCAACAGCAGTTCCATAAGAAGCTGTAGTATTTTGTACTAAGGCACTTGAGCCAACCGCAGTATTTTGAGCTCCTGAAGTATTTGATTCTAATGAATCAGAGCCTACAGCAGTATTATCTGAAGCTGTATTGTTATTTAGTGCTTCTCTACCTATACCTGTATTACGATTACCAGAAACATTACTGACTAAAACATTATAACCTATAGCAGTATTAGAACTACCATCTACATTAGCTAATAAAGCATAATTACCGACACCTGTATTAGAACCACCAGTTGTATTAACTGTTAAAGCTGAAGAACCTATTGCTATATTGTTACTACCACTTAAAGAAGCATCATCTAATGCACCACTACCTAAAGCTACATTTCTTGTTCCAACTGGATAATTACCATCAAGTTTAATTGTTCCACCATCTACTGAAAGGTTACCAGCTATTGTTGTTGTTTCACCAACTATAGAAATTCTGTCTCCTAAAGCTCCTCCAGACATAGTATTGAAAAACATAGTACTATCTTCTGTTCCATCAGTAACATCATCGACTTGTACTAAAATTCTTCCATAAGTTGTCCCATTACCTGCACTATCTTCACCCTTAAAAACAACATTACCTATTTGGTCATTGTCTGCTGGTGAGCTACTGTTTCTATAAAGAACTAAATCTGGAGCTGCACTTGCACCTGCTTCTGTTGATTCTAAAACTAATCCATCGCCTGTGCCTGTGTAAGTTATTGTAGCTGTACCGTCTACATCTAAACCATCAGAAACAACTGTACCTGTTACGTCTATGCCTGTTGAGCTTGTGGCTAGTTTTTCTGAATTATTATGGTAAAGAGTTACTGCTCCGTTTTCGTTAAATCGAGCCATATAGTTGTTAGTAGCATAACCACGAATATAAACATCATCTGTTGCAAATATCTGTAAATCACCATCACCAATATCTCGTATATAGCTAGTAGTACCATTATGAAAAATTTCTAAATCTGAACCAGTTCCAAAGATTGCTTTGTCGTTATCAGCAAATAATATGTTATTACCATTAGATGCTAAATCACCACCTAACTGTGGAGTTGTATCGTCAACAACATCACCACCTGCACCACTAACTTGAGAATCTACATAAGCTTTAATAGATTCTGAAGATGCTAATGTACTAGCTGTTGCAGTTGCAAAAGTATCATCATCAAGAAAAGCTGTACCTGAAACACCTGTATTAAGTACAGGGCTTGTAAGAGTTTTATTTGTAAGAGTATCTGTTGTGGCTCTACCAACTAATGTATCTGTTGAAGTTGGTAAAGTCAATGTACCAGTATTAGATATAGAACTAATAACTGGAGTTGTTAATGTTTTGTTTGTTAAAGTTTGAGAGCCTGTTAAAGTTACTACAGTACTATCAATTGCAACTGTTAAAGTGTTAGTAGCTCCACTAGTATCAATACCAGTTCCTCCAGCGATTGTAAGGCTTTCTGAGTCGAGGTCAATGCTTAAAGCACCTCCGGTATCACCTTGGAAATCTAAGTCCTGTGCAGTCACCTGAGAGTCTACATAAGCTTTTACAGATTGTTGAGTTGGTACTAGTGTTGCAGAATCTGAAGACATATCATCTTCATCTGCAAAAGCTGTTATAGTTATTGTACCATCACTTAATGAACCATAAGTAAGAGCTGTAATAGTTGTTGCAGCTATTGTGCCACCTTCAACTTTATCACCTGATATTTGATTATCAGCAAGTGTTAAAGTTCCTGAAGATACATCTAAAGTTTTTCCAGTTCCAACTGTAATATCAGATGTAGCTATAGTAGAACCGTCTATAGTTCCACCATTAATATCTGTTGTAGTTAGTACAGAACTTGCAAGTGTTACAACACCTGTAGAGTCTGCTATAGAACCTGCAGAAGTTCCATCTTTAGCTTTTAAATTTGTAACTTCAAGATTTGTAGAATCAACTGTAGTAGCATTTACGTTAGTAATGTTACCAGTTGTTGAAGTTAATGTAGTAACTGTTGTAGCAGCAATTGTACCACCTTCAACTTTATCACCAGAGATTTGGTCATCTGCTAAAGTTAATGTACCTGCTGAAACGTTTAAAGTTTTACCAGAACCTACAGTTATATCTGAAGTTGCTATAGTAGCACCATCAATGGTACCACCGTTAATGTCTGCTGTATCAGCTACAAGGCTATCTATGTTAGCTGTACCATCAATATAAAGGTCTTGCCATTCTTTTGTAGCACTTCCTAAGTCATATGTACCATCAGTGTTAGGAATAATATCTGAATCTATTTCAGCAGCTAAGTTAATACTATCTGTATCTGCATCACCAAAAGTAAGATTACCTGAGATAGTAGCATTACCTGTTACTGTAAGATTACCACCAACAGATAAATCATTAGTTGCAGTTACATTACCTGTAAGTGTTGATGTACCTGTAACAGCAAGTGTAGAGCTAAGAGTTGTAGCACCTGTAACACCTAATGTAGTTCCAATAGTAGCAGCTTCATCAACAGTTAATGTATCAATGGTGGCAGTTCCATCAATATAAATATCTTTAAACTCTAATGAACTTGTACCTAAATCTATATCGTTATCTGTGACAGGTACGATAGCTCCATCGGCTATATAGATTTGTTGTACTGGATTGCTTGATACTTCTACATAAAATTCAATATGATTATTTGTAGTATCTATTAATACTTTGTTGTTTGGAGAAGTTTCACCAGCATCTCCAATCAGACCTATTACTGGTCCTTCTGCTGTTGTGCCATCGTGTTTGTGACCACTTGTATTACTAAATGCATTAACTAACTGATTGTATTCGTTATTAAATAATGCAGCAGTAATTGTATCGCCATCTACGAATGTACTTTGTCTTATATAACCTGCCATTGTTTTTATCTCCTACCTGAAGGTATGTAATCTACATATAAACCGTTAATTTTATACGATGGTTTACTATCGTTTGAAATAAATGTAAAATTGTTTGAAGTTCCACTTCCTTGTAATGGTATCCTAATCATAGGGTCTGCTGTTGCTCCAAAAGTATTTGTTCCAAACACAGCACGTCCAAAAAATGAAGGTGGATTTATTGTACCAAGTGAAAAATTATCTGGTGGTTGAGGTGTATCTCCACTTCCGTAATCAAATCTCATTTGTACTTCTGGAGTTGATAGACCTTCTGAACCTGCTGAAACTTTTAAATAGTGTAAAGTTTTTAAAGTTCCTAAATCACCATAATCATAATCTGGTGTTCTGTATCTTGCTAATATAGCAGTCCCGTCAAAATCATCACCTGAATCATGTATATGCACATAACCTGTATTATTCCCGTGATAATATGCTTCAATACCATCTTTATCAAATCCTGAACCTATTTCAGTTACTTCTAATCCTCTTGTTTCTGACCACTCAAAACCATTAGGTCTAAGTGTTCCTATAATTCCTCTTTGTCCTTCAGCTACTGCACTTACGTTACTATAGAATAATCTGTATTGTGATTTTTCTCTAATAACAACACTTGTAATTCTATATGAACTAACATTTTGAGCTAGTAATGTTAGTATAGGTTGTATTGCTTTAGATAGCGTACCTAACTCAACGTCACCAATTCTTGCAGTACCAGCAACTGTTCTTATTCCGTCTGGTGCTAAAAATAATAAGTCACCAGCAATCTCTTGTATACTATAGCCGCTTAAACACCCTACGTTTTCTGTAATAGGGTCTATACGAATATTAGCACTATCATTTATGTTTATTAGTTTATGTATGCTGTTTTCAGCAAAAACTATTAAATCTGTTCTAAATCCTTTAACACCCTGCACTTGGTCTGATATAGTTACAGAACCTGCACCAGAACCTGTAAAGTTATTAGGGTCGTTATAGACACTGTAATAAACAGTGTTTAAATTATTTTCTACTCCTGCTGCGATTAAATGATGGTCATGAATAGTAATATACTTTACACCATTAGTACCATCAACTGTAATTTCTTCAGTAAAAAATGTTCTAGTATTTAAAGCTCCTGTGCCTTCCATTCTAAAAGCCCAAGGCTTGTTAGCACCATCAGCTATAATTACTTCACCGTAATCAAATGTTGCACCTTCAAAAAGTACAAACTGACATTGCCCTTGTCCAGTTCTTGCAGTTGCTGACTTACCTGTAAAGGTTGTATAATTATCACCACCACCTGCAGATAATTTATTTATTTGTAACCATGTTATTCCATCGTTACTAAAAAATATATCAGTTCCTGCACAAGTTATAACACCGTCTGCATATGGAAATACTCCTTGTATAGTAGTAGCTCCTCCAGTTGGTTGTGTTGCACTACCTTCACCAAACTTTTTAAAGCCACTAATTCTTCTGTAACCACCTTCTATAGAAACTTCAAAGTTTTCTAACTCTGTAGCTACACCGGGTCTTCGTAGCAAATCAATCTGATTAGAAGCAGTAACTAAACCGCCTTCACATGCTACTGTAAAAGGTTGTGAACGTGCCATAATTTAAAAGTATCTTCTATCGTCTGTCATATACTTAGGCGTTGGATTCATAAGATTAGACTTCATTTGTTTCATTCCTTTCTTATAATCATCCAATGCAAAAGCTGCTTGTTGTGGACTTTCTTTAAATTGCCAGACATAATATCTCATTCTAGCTGTTACAATATTACTGTATTGCTCTGGTAAAACCATTGTGTCATCGTAAGCTGACAAAGCAGTAGGTCTTACGAAAGCATAAAAGTGTATATTATAAACTTTATCAGGAATTGGACTTAATCCAAACTTCCTGCTATCTGGAGACTTAATTACAAATTTAGGTTCTCCATAATTTTGTGAGTTAGCATCATCTTCATTTTCGCTATCTCTGTAGTATCTTTTCCAATCATCAAGAGTTAAAAATCTTAACCCTTTAGAAACGTAAGGAGCTGTTTCTCCACTTACGTTAATTGTTGTTACATAAAAATCATCCCAATCTATTGAAGCATAATCTGTAGTAATACTAGAACTATCAGATTTTAACGTATAAAATCTTTGACCTGCTACTGTAGGTACTGTTACGTTCCCATAAAAAGGGTCAGTGCTTCCACTAACACCAGCAGAAAAAAAAGGTAATTGAGGTTCTTGATTAGCTATATCAAATATAGATTTATTAACAGTATCTTTTACAAACTTTTGAAAACCTGTAGCGTTTGCAAAGTTTGCAGATGTTAATGGAAGTTCATTAAGTTCTCTTAATACTTCGTTAGTTAAATCTAGATATGTAGTAGCCATTATTTTTTATGTACCTTTTGAATTTCAAAGTTTGCTGTTTTACTTGCACCCTTATGAGGTTTGTATCCACCTGAAGGGTCTTTCATTAATTTATAAGACTTACCGGACTTCATCCAGTGATAGCCTTTAGGTGCTGCGACTTTCATGTTTAGTTAGCTGAAGCTTTAGGACATTCTCCATGACCATACATAGGTTGAGCTGAACCGCCTTTAGCATATTTCATTCTACCACCATCCATTTTTTTATTTCTAGGCTTTATGTCATATCCACCCATCATCATTTCTTTTCTTTTTTCTTTTCCGTGTTTCATTCCGTGTTTCATTTTTATCTCCCATTAAAAGTGGAGGAGTCCGAAGACTCCCCCGAATTGATATTAGTCAATTGAATAGAAAGCTGATACTAGAGCTTCATCTCTAAGTACTTTCGCACCATAGACATGTAAGCCTCTAACAATATCACCAAACGATGTTGGGTCTCTCAACACTTCTGTTGAAAGGATAGTGTTAGCAGTAGCAGTAGAACTCATATGTCCAGCCATAACTTTACCAGTTGCAGTTGATGTTGCAGCGATATTGTTAGATTTGTACATATCAAATCCTCTTAGTTTTCCACTTGAAACTAAACCATTTCTGATTGAACCTTGACCAGCGTTAAAGTCAACAGAAAGAAGTTTAGAACCAGATTGTGCTAACTCTTCATAGAATGAAGGTGGAGCAACAAACCATCTACCTTCTTCAGGTACATTCTGGTCATCTAAAAGTCTTGCCATTCTTGCCATAAGGTCAATAGCATCTACACCAGTTCCGTCAGAACCTAATAGGTCGACAGAAGCTGTAGTTTCTGCAACACCACCAGTACCGGCAGCAGCATCTGCTCCGATGATGTGGTCAGGTGATGAAGCTGAACAACCAGCAAACATAGTTGCTAAAACAGCAGCATCATATGAATCTTTCAATGCATATGCAGCAGAGCTTGAAGCAACTTCTTTGAAGTTTACATGTGACATATTTGTTTCAATATCATCTACGATGAATTTGAAAGCTTTAGCACTGTCAACAACCAAAGTTATTTCTTGGTCAGTTAGTTTTGTGTCAGTAGTATCGCTACCTCTAGTGTAGTCTGATACTGAAATGACAGGTTCTTTGATAATCTTTACAGAGTCTCCATAAGCAGATATTTCACCAGCATAGTCGGTGTTAGTAATAGCTTCTACCACTGAGGCTTTTCTAAAGAAGTTTAAAACCTTTTTAGAGTAAACCGAAGGTAAAAAGAAACTATTAGTTTGTCCTGCTACGGAGTTTGCAAAGTTAGCATCTG